GTTAAGAGTTACTGTTTTACCTTTGTATTCAGCCATTATAAAAATTAATCAAAATCTTTATAAAGGGTAAGAACTATTACATAAGAATCGCCGTTAGAATGTCCAGTAGTAGTCAGCATAATATCGCCAGTTTTTCCACCAGAGGCGGCTGTATTTCTAATACCTCCAAACTCGGTAAAATCTTCATCTGTTGTATAGTCTGCGTTTAAATCCCAACAGATTGTATCTGTAGTTGCATCCCATAAAAGCTTTACACTCATTCCAAAAGTAGAATATACAATTTTTGCTAAACGTACGCCCGTACATGCTTGGCCTGTAGAGCTATCACTTAAAGCGCTAACATCTATCTTTTTAACTGCTGCCTCGCCTGTACCATCTGATGTATTCGTTAACTGAATAATAGCGACTCTATCACTATCCATCAACGTTGTTGAGGTTACTGCGTCTGCCATAAATTACTCCTTACGCGTCAGCAAATGGAGTTACTACAGTACCAGAAGATAATACTATACCTTCTACTGCGTACTTAGCTGAACCAATAGCGGTTACTTTAATAATAGTTCCAGCTATACCACCTTTAGTAGTACCGTTTAAAGTAATAACGTCATTACTAGCACCTGAAAAGAATGTTTTACCTGCTGCATCACTTTTACCCATATATAGTCCACCAACGAATTTATCTGTTCCGTCAGTTTTAATATCTAAGTCTGTAGCTGCTGTTTCAATTACAAAAGTAAATGAAGCACCTAAGTTATTAGTTTGGTTAGGATCATCGTTGCTTCCTGGAGCTGTAGCAACAATACTTGGTAAAGTAAACTTACCATCTGCATCGTTACAAGTTAAAATTTTACCAGCGTGTGAGTTTACGCTTAGTGTTGTATCTGCAGTTAAACTAACTACGTTAGCGTTACCTGCTGAAATGAATCCTGCTAGTGACTGGATAGGACCAGAGAATGTTGATTTTGCCATAATTTCCTCCTGGGAAATAAGTTCTACTGTCTTGGCTTGTCTGCTAGGTCAGTCTGTAGAACAAGTTAATAAATCCTAGTCCTTTGATTGTATATTACTTTTAAGCAAAAAAAAAGGGAGCCGAAACTCCCTTTAAACAATCAATTAAGATTATGCTCCTTGTGATGCGAACACCGCTCTCCAATTGGAGAAACCAAAGGAATATCTTTCTCTAGCCTTGTAACGCATGTTACCAGTATCGAAATCACCTTCTAGTGATGTTTGCATTGGGCTTCTTTCAAAATGTTTGAATCCATCAGGACAATCTGTCTTTAAGAACCAAGCATCGGTATCTGTTAGATAGTTGTTAACAACATATCCTTCAGGGACCATACCCATATTTTTAATAGCATTAATGTCATTGTCAGACGTACCAACTCTTCCAGGAGTTTGTAATAATCTGTCAGCAACAAATTGCAATTGAGGTGGAACAATAAGCTTTCTGCCTTGTAGAGCAATTGTCAAATTTCTGTCATCAACTAAAGTTGAAACATTAATAAGAGCATCTTCTAATGAAGTCTCATTCAAGTCAGCATAAGCTGTTGGTCTGTTACTAGCAGTACCACCGCCACCTAGAGGGTGAGAGTTTGATACTAAAGCAACACCATCACCACCAGTAAAACTGCTGCTAAAAGCGTTATTAAGAACAGAAGCTGCCTTAATTTGCTTTGTGTTTGCCATAGACCTTGCTAAAGCTTTTGTATATCTTGAGCCTAGTCTATCATATAAGTTATCTTCAACTGCTTCTTCAGTTAGAGAGAAAGCCAAAGCAACTGTTTCGTGAGAGTAACGTGAAGTAAAGCCTTCAGTAGCGTTGTCATATTCAACAGCATTACCTTCGCCTTTTACTGATGCGTTACCAAATCCCACAATCATTACTTCTTCTTCAAAAGCTCTGTCTGATGATTCAGTTTCATATATTTCAACATGTTGATTATCATGCCTAGCATATTCCATTCCGAACAGGGCGTTTAATCCTGGTTCTAATTCTTTCGCTAATTGCGCTCTATTTATAGCCATTATTATACTCCCGCAGCTGTTCTGTTAAAATGCTCGGCAATTCTGACGATAAAGTTAACATTGGTTGATAAAGACCCAGTTCCTAACGCATTGTTAGAAGGGTCGTTTGATATACCCATGATTCTCAATTGAGCTGTACCAGTAGCCATAGTGCCACTAATTTTAACTCCTGAGACGCCTGTTATTGAAGAACCTGCAGCATAAACAATATCGCCATTCAAACCAACATCGGTTTGAGTAACGCTACCTGTAGCAGCTGACTGTACTTCAAATAAGACATCTGGGTCGTCGACAACGGCTGCTTTGCAGTCGCTGGTTACTGTCGCTGTAGTCCAAACAGGAGAGAAAATTTTATCTCCGTCTGAATTAGTGAAATGACAGCCTTGGAAAACACCTAGTAATAAATCGCCAGCAGCAGCAACGGCAATGCCGCCTGTGTTGACCATTTTAACTGGGTCGCCTGTATAAATAGTTCCGGTTGTTCCTGATAGAATGTCGTACTCTGTTGTGCCTGTAGAATTAACAGCCGAGCCTAACTTTCCAATAGGTTTTAAACCGAAAGGTGCATTTACATTCGCCATAATATTTACCTTTTTTAAAAAGTTTTATTTAGATGAAATAAGATTAATCTCTTTTTCCACCACCAAAAGTTACGCTTGTAGTTCTCTGAGGTTTTAACATCGGTGAACTAGGGTCAGATTCTTTCATTAAATCATTGTCAACTGCATCTTGTTGCAATTGCGCACGGTCATTGAAATAGGCGTTTCTTTCATCACGTGTTTCATTTGGAATCTTCGCCAACAGCAAACCACCCACGGCCACTACTCCAGCGTGCCTTCCGTCGTCCATGGTGGGAAGGTCGAAATCTCCTATCTCTTCAGCACGTACGAGTTCAAAACCCTCACGCATCCTAGACATAACATTCTTTCTATCTTCTTCACCGACAAGTTCGGCTCTTATCCACCTGTAGGTATAACCTTCAGGCGCAGGAGGCGTGTCCAACATAGATGGGGGACGCCAAGGTTTGCGAGCAGTATCTTTAGCTCGAGTTTCTGCAGAACGTGGTGTTCTGTTATTTTCTTCTACTTTTTTCTCATCAGTCATAATAATTTACCTTTTAATGTACTTAGCATATTCACTAAGCGGCACATTTAAACGTTTTGCCATTTGAACTTCGCTTGCGCTAAGTTTGACCTTACGTTTGCGCCCAGAACTATCAGTTCTTCCAGCTGGTGCAACATTTTGTTGCATTTTGCTATTAGACTTGACTTCATCACCTGTTGAGAATTTGTGAGGAAATTCAGTTCTGATACGTTTATCTATCTCATCGTAGTACAAAGTATCGGAAGTGTCAAAACCTTCTTCTTCTACTAACTTTCGATGAATGTTAAAAGCAGCTAGAGTCATAGTCTCATCTTCTCCAAACCACTCATTTTTATTAGCCCAATCTTCAGCAGCAGGGTCAGGTTTTTCTTGTTGTTGAACTTGAGGCTGCGCTGGAGTTTGGTAATTTTGATAATTTGTTGGTTGTTCTATTTGTACTGGTTGAGTATTAACCAACTTACTTTCTTCAACTGTTATTTTATCAAGAATACCTTGAGCTTTAGTTACCTTATCCCAATCTTGTTCTTGATAAGCATTTTTTAAAACTGCATTAGCTTGCGCTCTTTGAGAATTTAATCTGTTTTGAGCTTCACTTAAATAATTTTTATTAAGCTGCGTGCTGTTTTGTTTTAACTTTTGATTTTCTTCTTGTAATGATTGAGCATATTCATAAGCAGAATTTGCTGCTCTTTCTTGCTCTCTCATTTTTTTAGTAAGCGTAGCTATTCTTTTTTGAACGCCTTTAGAATAATCTTCTAATTCGTCTTCTTTTTTATCTTCTTGCTCTTCTTGTTCAGAAACATCTTCTATAGCAGCTTCTGCTTCTTTGTCTTCAGAAACTTCTTCTAACTCAACAATCTCACCTTCTTCTATAGGCGGCTGTTGTATTTCT